AACGTTACTCCAATTCCATTTTTGAATACATCAACTTATGTTGCTGGTAGATTTGAGTGGGAAACTATGAATGTAACATTCAGAGACCCAATCGGACCATCTGCAGCTCAAGCACTTATGGAATGGTTCCGTTTACATGCGGAGTCTGTTACAGGTCGTATGGGATACGCTGCAGGTTATAAGAAAGACGTGGAATTAGAATTATTAGACCCAACAGGTGTAGTAGTTGAAAAATGGATTTTACAAGGTACTTTCTTATCTGATTTGGATTTCCAAAACTTAGATTATAATGATGATAAATTAGCAACTATTCAAGCTACTTTGAGAATGGATAGATGTATCTTGGTATATTAATATTATATTTTTAATTTATATGAACCGACATACCATAAATGGGTGTCGGTTTTTTTATTTAAAAACTTTACTTTATCATAGTTATAGTATAAACTTATACTATGGAAGATTATAGAATAGACCCAACAATCGCATACGATGTAGTAGAATTACCAACAAAAGGAATTTACTATAAAAATAAAAAGAAATCAGTTAAAGTAGCTTACTTAACTGCCGCAGATGAAAATATTTTATCATCTCAAAATCTAATTAATACTGGTAAGGTAATTGAAGAATTACTTAAAAGAAAAGTTTTAGATAAGGATTTATCCGTTGATGAAATTGTGGAAGAAGATAGACAAGCAATTTTAATATTTTTAAGAAATACTGCTTTTGGTTCTGATTACACTTTAACAGTCACAGACCCCAAAACAAATAAAGACTTTACGTTAGAAGTTGATTTAGGTCAATTAAAAGTTAAAGAATTTAAATTAATTGAAGATAATAACGGTGAGTACCCATATTTTATGGAAAAAAGTAAGGCACCTATTACATTTCAATTTTTAACATTAAAACAAGAAAAAGAAATTGATGAAATTAAAAAAAGTTGGAATGGTGTCGGTATAGCACCAATTATCACAAAACAACTTGAATTTATGATTAAATCAGTTGGAGGCAATAAAGATCAAATGGCAATAAGAGGTTTTATTGAAAGTATGCCAATTAAAGATTCACAAGATTTTAGAAAATATGTTGAAGAAAATAAACCTGGGTTAGATTTATCCCAAACAACAACTACCCCATCAGGAGATACAATCCAAGTTCAAATTGGATTTGGGGTTGAATTTTTTCGCCCTTTCTACGGATTATAAAAAAAATCTTTTAGATGAATTGTTTTTTTTAGTTACAAAAGGTTTTGCATATAACGATTTGTTAAATATGCCAATATACATAAGACGTTATTATATTAATTCATTTATTGAAAATAAATAATAATCTATTTATTAAAATATGAATCCACAATTATATAACTTAGCTAAAAATGGTAAAAAAAGTGATTTTAAAACACTTTATAAAAGTTTATTTGGTGGTGATGATGCTGCTGCTGAACTTGGTTATACCGCTTATCTTTCTCAAATTAAAGGTAGTACAGTTGGTACATCATCTTCAGGAACAGGAAGTTCATTATTTGGTTCTAATTCTAGTAGTTTTGATGTTCTTGGAATGATTAATGACGCTTTCAAAGGTGTTGGTAAATTATCTGATGATTTATTAAAAACTCAATATGGAAAACCTGAAGAACAAAATTCTTTGGGTATGGTTACAAACGCAATAGCCACAGGAGGGGCTAATCCAATAAAAATATTTCAAAGTTTAGCTTCACAATCAGGGCAGGCAGTATTAGACCAACTACAACAAGAATCAGATTTATTATCTGCAATTAATAGTGAAGTAGGTATAAGTGGTGAATTATCTGAAGGTTTAAGAAAAGATATGATTGCGGCTTCTGTTGAGGGAAGTAGATATGGTATTACTTTAAAAGAAATTGGTGATTTATACACCGGAATGTCAGAAAAATCTGGAAAATTTGCATTAGTTAATAGAGAATTAATTGAAAGTACTTTACCTGTTGCAACCATATTAGGTAAAACAATGTCACAGATGGCCGAAACCATAGGAGAATTTGAAAAAGTAGGTTTAGGTGCGGATAAAACAATAAAACAAATTGGTGATACATCTATTGAAACGATAGGTTTAGGTTTAAATGCTAGAAAAATTGCGGAAAGTATACAAACTAACATTGGAAAATTAAATGAATATGGATTTCAAAATGGATATAAAGGTTTAGAAAGAATGGTTCAAAAGGCTACTGAATTTAAAATGGAATTTAGTACTATAACAACAATAGCGGATAAAGTGTTCAGTCCTGAAGGTGCTATAGATTTAGCAGCCAACTTACAAGTATTGGGTGGTGCTATAGGTGAATTTAATGACCCACTAAAATTAATGTATGATGCTACAAATAATGTTGAGGGATTACAAGATGCATTAATTGGTGCTGCAGGTGGTTTAGCAACATATAACCAAGAACAAGGTAGATTTGAAATTACTGGTGTTAATTTAAGGAAAGCTAAAGAAATGGCGGGTGCGTTAGGTATTACTATGGGTGAACTTAATAAAACTGCAATAGCCGCGGCGGAGAGAAGTTCAGCAACGGCAGCATTGATGGGTAAGGGATTTGATATACCTGAAAAAGACAAAGAATTTTTGATTAATATGTCTCGTATGGAAGGTGGTGAAATGAAAATAGTTGTACCTGAATCATTAATGACACAATTTGGTGGAGAAACTAAAATAGCATTGGATTCTATTACCGAAAGTCAAGTAAAGGCATTAAAAGAATATCAAGAAAAACTATCTAATGTAGACCCTAAAGAATTAGCTATGAGACAATTAACAGAAACTCAAAGATTAGTTAGGGGAATGGATGTGGTTGCATCATATATAAGAGTAAGATTAACTGCTATGGGAAAAGGTGCAATTGAAGCTGGTGCGGGTAAACAACTTAAAGATGCAACTAGTATGTTAGAAGCATATGCAGGAACTTTAGATGCTCAAAAAGTAGAAACCGATCAAAAAACGGCATTTGCTAAAGTGACTGAATTAATTAATAACCCTGGAAAAGTTGTCGGTGATTACTTTAAAGAAAAATGGGATGAATTTGTTGGAACAATTAGTAATATAAAAAATAATAAAACAGAACCAACAACAACAACTCAAACAATAAAACATGAAATAACAGTTTCAAGTAGTAGTACATTAACAGATTCATTTTCAAGAGAATTAATTAGAGATAATAGTTTAGTAAAACAATGGTCAGATGCCGCTCCTAATTCAATGACTACACCTAATTCAGCAATTAGAAAATAATTAGATTTTACCTATTTATAATAAAATAAAATAATGCCAAGTTTTTTAGATTTTAATTCCACTAAAAATTTTAGAGATAAGATATTAGGTAGAACTTTACAACAACCTAATGGTCCTCAAACTTTTTCTAGTACGGTATATATAGAACAAAATCTAAGTGACTTACCTAATGTAAATTTGGGTAATGTAGATACAAATAGATTAAATGATTTAAAATCTATCCAATCTATAAATTTATTTAAACCTGATACATTTTTTATTGAGGAAAATATAGACACATTACCAAGAAGAGCAAATTTAAATTTATATCCTTATTTTATTGCCGGTAATTACAATTTATATGGTATTATGAATACCAATAATTATGATACTGAATCTGAATTATTTAAATTTGCGGCGTATAATATAAAAAACAATACTAATGGTCCTGTATATTCAAGAATTGCTCAAAATGTTGAAAAAACAACATTAGGTAGAGTTAGAATATTAGATGCATTAAATGGTAATTCAGCAACAGCGTTAAACATTGTTACAGGAAGAGAACCCTTAGTTGAAACAAATTATTCAATAACAATAAATCCAAATAATCCCTCAGGTGTACCTGTTGATTTTTTATCGGCAGTTCAAGGGGCTGAAAATTTTCCTATAAGTATTATACCGGGCGATTATTTAAGTAATCCTCAAAATCCTTTAAATTATAATTCACAAAATCCATTACAATTAGGAACCTTATTAAATGATGCAACTGGTGTATTGGCTTCCATGGTTGGTATACAAGGAAAACCAAAAATTAGTCCAAGACCATCAGATATAATGATTCAGTATATGGGTCAAGGACAAAAAAATAGATTATTTGATTTAATAAGTTATTCAAGATATTCACCAAATTACTCAACATTATCGGAAGTTAATAATGTAGTTCAAAATGGATTACAAGTTAAACTTCCAATACAAGTACCTGGTAACACTTATATAGGTGACGATAGATATTTTGATGTAAAATACTCAATGAGTGATTTTTGGGATAGAACTGTACGAGGAAACTACTATACAAGTTTAATGTTTGATAGTGGTTCTGCTGAGTTATTTCATAAAAATAAAAATTTGTCTGAAGGTGGACCTATAGGAGGTAATTTAACTTGGTATAGTAAACGTTCAAAAAATACATTAGGTACAAATAATAATGAATATAGTAGTAATGCAAGTACTTTTGAAAGTACATTATCTACTAAATTTGTTTATAGAAGAGATTCAATTTTAGGTAATACACAAGAATTATTAAATTCATTACCAACTGATGGTGCTACATCTCGTTCACATGTTGCTAATGCAATTGATCAAACAAGTAGAATTTTTCAAGAAGGTGATTTAAAAATATCAAGAGGTTCTGCTATAAAATATACAAATAAATTTGGTCAAGAAACTGGTGTGGAATATTGTAGGGTATGGACAAAAGATAGACCATATCTACATATGGACGATACAATGAAAAAAACACCTATTATTAGAAAATATGATGGTAGTGTTTTGGGTGGAAAAGGTAGACCTTGGAATATGAGTATTGCTCCTATGTCAAATGGTAAAAAATCATTTGATAATTCAAGCAATATTGTTGATGGTTATCCATACGGTGGCGGTTTTTATGCTAAAAAATATATGTTTTCAATAGAAAATTTAGCATGGAAAACATCGAATAGAGATGGTTTTAGGGTTTCAGATTTACCATATTGTGAAAGAGGGCCTAATGGAGGTAGAGTTATGTGGTTTCCACCTTATGATTTAAAAATTAATGAAACAAATAATGCAAAATGGGAAGATAATAATTTCATTGGAAGACCTGAACCAATTTATACTTATCAAAATACTTCAAGATCTGGTACATTATCTTTTAAAGTTGTAGTTGACCACCCAAGTATTTTAAATTTATTAACAAGAGAAGTTTTTGGAAAAATGTCAGATGAAGAGGCAGATAATTACATTAATGCATTTTTTGCTGGATGTCAAGATGTAGATTTCTATAATCTAATACAAACATATACAATACTTGATCCTGATGATGTAACAAATATACAAAAATATTTGAATGCGGGTAAACCAAAAGAAATTATACAAAAATATACATACACTTCTCACACTATACCAACAAATCCTAAAACTGAACCTGTTAATGTAACAAATCAACCAAATGATTTGAATGCTCAATTGTATTTTATGAATGATAGACCAAGAATTGGTAATACTTCAGGTACGACAAGTGAATTTTATGGGGCATTAGAAAATGAATATTATGGTTTTAAAAATACTTATATTTCCGAATTAAATAAAAGTTTACAAAGATTGGCAATTGAAGATAATGCAAATTCCCAATCAGATAGAAAAACTATTTTTACTGGTAATGGTGACCCATTACCATCAGATACTAGCGGACAAACAATAAACTTACAAATTAATAAAATTACAGATGGTTTTAATTTATTAAATAAAAATTTTACAGATTTAACCGATAAGATAAATGAAATAAAAACTGGTTTAAGTGGAAATACTATACAAGAAGTTAATATTGTTTTATTAACATCGACATCTGAAGTTGCGGAAGATAATTACAATTTTTATTTAGGTATAAGAAGAGCATATTCAATCATAAATCACATATTTGAAGGTATTAGTAATGGAACACCACCTAAAGTTAAATGGTTCACAGATGATGAAATAAAAAAATACCTTAAACCTCAATTAATAGAAATTAAAGATACATTAAAAACATATACATTTGATGAATTTGGTTATAAAAATGGTAATGGTGGTAAAATAACTGTTGCATTTCAAACAAGAGGAGAAAATACTTCATTAAATAATGCGGGAGGACAAGATAATTTAAATTGTAAACAAGTAATAAAAACAAAATATGGTTTAAAGAATTGGGCACCTGTTGCATTTTTCTGTAGACAATCTAATATTAATATTAAAATTACTAAAAGTGAAAAACAACCAACTAAACCGGAACCCGGTAAATCAACAATTCCAACAATAACTATTGATCCAGATGGTACACCTACAACAATTTATGAACCAAAACCACCAATAGATATAATGAAAAGAATTATTATGAAAACATTAACTGAATGTTTTTATTTTAAACAATTAGAAGATAGTTCTCCTATTGTATTTAATTCTTTAAAAGAAAAATTAAAATATTTTCACCCTGCATTTCATTCAACAACACCTGAGGGTTTAAATAGTCGTTTAACGTTTCTATTACAATGTTTAAGACCTGGTGATACAATACCTATTAAGGGTTTATCAGATAATTCTGATTTAAATTCAAGAAATACTTCTTTTGGACCACCACCAATTTGTGTACTTAGAATTGGGGATTTTTATCATTCTAAAGTTGTAATCAGAGATGTTAATATATCATATGACGACAATTCACCTTGGGATATGAATCCCGAAGGCATTGGTTATCAACCAATGATTGCAACTGTACAAATACAATTGAGTTTCATTGGAGGACAAGGTTTAGAAAAACCAGTTGAAAAATTACAAAATGCACTATCATCAAACTTTTTTGGTAATACTGAAATATATGACGAAAGATCAATATCGACTGCAACAACAATTGATGGTAAAAAAGCCGATGATTTTACGAAAGAATTTTTAGAACAACTTACTAAAAAACCTGAATATCAATTAATTTCAGATATAAACACACCAGGTACACAAGTTTATCAAGGAAAAACAATTGGGAATTATCAAAAAGATAAAATAGATTATACACAATTTATTAAAGAAATTTATACCGATGTGGATAATTATGTTAAATTGTTTCAAAATTCATATAAAGAAATTTTATCAAAATATGGAAATATAATTGCAGGAACTTTATTTTCCTCCAAATATAGACCTAAAAATAGTTTAGATGTAAATAACACACCATCATCAACAATAAATTTAAATTTAATTGGTTTATTCAACGATAACAAAGATATTTTTTATTATATTAAAAAAATTAAATCAATTATAGATATTGAAATTAAAAATAGAAATTTAAGTATTGATGTATTTCAATTATTTGATTCTTCTGCCGATGAATTATCTACAGAAACAGAAGATTCATTTAAACCAATAATTAAAAAATTAATTGATGATAAAATTGATGGAATTGGTGATTTAAAATTAATTAAAGATTTAGATGATTTTAGAAATAAAATTATTGAAAAAATAGATTTGGCCAATTTTATGGTTAAATTTGGTAAAGATTGTGAAATATCAGGTACCACATATTATGAAATTGCAATAACAGGATTTAGTCAAACTAATTTTTATAGTCAATATGAACAATTAATTCCATATTGTAATTCTGTATACACATCAATGAATTCTAAATTTAATACTCCTTATGATTTTGATACATTAGATGGTATTAGTTATAGTTTAAAAAGTGATGATATAATTAATTTATTAAAATATTTGGTAAAAAATGATTTACAATCTATAAGAGAATCGTTTAAAAAAGTTGATATTTCAGATATATCCATTGAAGGAAATAATTTTACTTTATTAGATAAAATTAGTATTAGATTACAAAGAGTGTTACCGACATCTGGTATGACGGTAGATTATAGTGATATAAAACCAACACCTAATCAAAAAAATGATAAACAATTAATTTATGATGCGGGTTTACCTGTTGAAATTGATGTATTAGATCCAGAAGGTAAAAAACCAATTATGAATAAAATAATGGTAAATAAAAAAACACCACCGGTTGGGAATAAATTAAATTATTATAGACCTTAATATGAGTAGACAATATTACGATAGATATCAATTTTTTGAAAATGATGGTAATTTCCTAATAGTACCTGGAATAGAAATACCAATCAAAACTTCAGACAAATATATTCAATACAAAAAAGGTAAAGATAGATTAGATAAAATTTCACAAGAATATTATAGTTCACCTACTTTTAGTTGGTTAATATTATTAGCTAATCCGTTAGCTGGCGGTGTAGAGTTTTTAATACCGGATAATTTTTACATAAGAATACCATTTCCTTTATTAGACTCTTTACAAGATTATAAAAGTGGTGTAGAATTGTATAAATTATATTATGGCGAACA